TTACTTTAAGTATGTTGATGAGATGACTAGTATGTTTCCAGAAATTAAAATCTTTGGTAAAGTTAATGAAGGTGGAACTGGTTCATTAAGAGGATATGAAGCACTCAATGGTTTTATGTTACAGAAGGAACTGAGAGGACAAGTAAGCAAAGCAATACAAGATAATTTTATGTATCGAAAAGTATTACCTGAAAACTCAACAGCACTTTCTTATAAAGTACCTGACGCCAAGACTGGTGAGATGAGACCATTAGTTAATTCAGTACAACAGCAAGAGAAATTAATAAAAGAGTTTTTAGATATCAGGATTAAACATCCGGATGACTCAGTTGCTATGAGTCACATTGCCAACATATTACTAAGAGAAGGGTTGATATCAGACTTGAAGATACCGGTTAGACCGAAACTGAAACCATTTGATGAAGCGGCTTTCCGTGCAAACAATCCTCCTCCTCAACGACCTATTCCAGATGCTGAGTTTGAATACAGAATTGGAAGAACTTCACAGACTAAAAAGAGTTTGGATGCGCAAGCAAAAGCAAGACAGAGACAAGCAACAGCAGATTCACGCTATGAAACTAGAATGTCTGACGCTAAACAAAGAAGTGTTGCGCAACAAGATGTATTAGCTCAGAAGTTTATTGCTGAGGTAGAAGCTGCTAAGGCCGCGTTAGAAAACACTTACTCTCAGACCCGTGTGTATTATAACCTAATCTCCGACGGTAACGTAGAACACGCAATAGCGATGGCGAAGGGTACTGGATTGAGAAGCGATGCTACTGCGGCTGAGATATTATCTTCCAAGAGATTACAGTTTGAAGAATTACAATTACAGAATGTTCTTTTAAATCCATACGAACAGAAAATAATATCAGAAGTACTCTCTCAGATTGGCGATGTTAATTCACACGATGTCTTTATGGGTAACTTAAACAAAGTAAAGAAAACTAAATACGACCAAGACGTAACTGATGCTATGAGTTATTTAACATATTCTCTAGAAAACTTTAGACGTAACTGGAGTACAGGACAACTCGGTGGAAAAGTACTACCTAATCCTACATACTTATTAGAAAATCAGATGACTGCTCCACTCATTACATATGTTACTAATCCTAAGTATATTACAACTGTAATGAAGCAAGCAGGCTTTATGGCTACTGGCCGAGTCGCTTCAACTCCTTATAGACAATTACGTTCATTGGCAGCAACAGCACCAGACACCGTCTTCGAAGGCACACGATATACTAACAAGCAACTGTTCGATTTATATAATCAGTATAACTTAGGTTCTTCGAGTGCTGGTATTAATATGGGACCTAACTTTCGTAATGACCTTTATGCTATGGCTACTCAAGGACCAAGAGGAAAAGAGGTTTCAAAGTTAGGCAAGATACTTAACACCTCAACAAAGAATCTAGCAGATATGTTTTTGCCGGGTAGAACTTCTCCTTGGATGAGAATGTCTGATAATCTAGATAGAACATTTAGAGAAGCAGTCTTCATTAAAGCATTACAGTCAGGTACTGATGTACGCACTGCGGCTAGTCAAGCAAGAAGAGTTGTATTAGACTATGGTGCTATGCCTCAGTTTATGAAACAAGGTGTTGGTCGTGCTGCTTTATACTTCTCATTTATGTATCAAACTTCTGTTGAAATGTTTAAAGCGCTGATGAACCCAAAAGGTGCTCAGCGTGTTGCGGCTCTAGCAAACTGGAATAGACAACAGATGAGAAATACAGAGACTTGGTTTGGTGCAGGTAACAGAGACATAGAACCTGTTTGGCGTACTGTATCTAATACAAACCCGAGTGTATCGTATGCGTATGTTAGAGCGCCGTATGTTAATACTATAGCGTCTTTGTCAGAGTTGGGGATGGGTTTATATGGGCAAATGTCTGGAATAGCCGAGAAGCCTGATTTTGAGGATGCTGTACGAGGAGTGCAAAGATATCTTTACATACCAGCACTCGACTTTGTTTTGCCTATGTTGTATCAAGGAAGAAGAACTGCTCCGAAAAATTTAATAAAAGATATAAAAGAAGAAGGAGCATTGACAACATATATTAATTTGTTACAGTCACAAGGTGCTAATCCATATTATATGTATGACCGTTACAATCTTGGTGTTCGAACAGATGATGATATGAAACCTGGCAAAGCAACAGCAGGTGGTAAGCAATTTTATTTCAGAGATGCTGAAGGATATAATAGATATAAATGGGATTTGTTTCAGCTAAACGTACTTGGAGTTAATAGAATGATTAGTGAGTACTCAGCAATGTATTCTCTATCGGGGATTGATGACAGTGAAGGTATGTTACATTTCGAATCAGATGAAAAAGGAATTATGCGTGCTATAGATTATGGACTAGTTAGAGAACGTGAGGTAATTATTCCTAAGCAAGAGCAAATGAAATACAGAGCATTCAGAGAACAACTAAGACAAATCAAAGACAAAGAGAAAGAGTTTAAATAAACCCTAACTTCACCACTATAAGGAGAGAACATAATGATATACTTAGATTCAGTCTGTACTGGCTGTTATAAAAGACTATGCTGTTGCGCGAAGTGTTGTAATGAGTAAAGCATCTAAAGCAAAGAAAAGATTAAAACCAAATAAGCCTGTACCTTCTTACAAAAAGAAGAAAAAGAAGATGGTGTTAGCGAGTGAAGGTGGTACGAAGAAACTCATACACTACGGTGCTAAAGGTTATGGACACAACTATAGCAAACCAGCACGTAAGTCTTTCCGAGCAAGACACAAGTGTGATACAAAGAAATCAAAACTAACTGCTTCATATTGGGCATGCAAAGATTTATGGAGTGCTGGTGGTAAGAAGAAAACAACAGGAACAAAAGGCGGAGTAGCCCGCAAACAAAGGAGGAAATAATGAAGAAGAAAAAGAAAGGACTGTGGGATAACATTCGGAAAAAGAGAAAGTCTGGCAGACCAATGGCTAAGAAAGGAAGCAAAGCATACAAGACTGCAGTCAAAGCAGGTAAGAAAATAAATGCAGCAACTAAACGAAAGAAGAAATCTAAGAAAAAGAAATCAATTAAACGAAAGAAATAAGGGATAGTATAGAAGCCCTGTAGGAGAAGATGATGGGAGCAAGTGGCCATTACGTACATCGGATTAAAAACCCGAGCAACGTAGAATTTACAACCACATATGATAGCGCTAAATATATTGCAGTTAAACTGAATGCTGATGTTAAAGACGGAGGTTCGGCTAGCAATACTAGGACGCGAAGGATATATAGTGGGAACATACAACTGATAAGATTGAAAGGGACGATATCGAATGGAGCAACCAGTGTTATTCTTAAAGGATATGGAGACGTCGAGGGAACAGAATTGTTATTACCTCCTTCACAAGACACCCTTGAAAATAGCATCGCTGATGCTACTCTATCTGTTGTATTCAAAGTTGATATCTTTCACGCGGCAGCGACTGATGAGTTGTATCTGTTCTGTAAAACAAACACAGGAACATTCACAGTCTCAGAGGTTCAAATCGCGTGGTATGAATGAGGAGGTGAAGTATGCCTGGAGAAGTTGCCTTCATTGGACCGTTCATCCCCACACAGGGTTCAGATTTATTAGCGGAAGATTTATCAAATCAAATAAACGGAGTTCGAGTTTCATTCACAGTGTCGGAAGAGTTTCAAGACGTACGTCTATTCGTATATCTCAATGGATTATTTCAAGGACCACCTGGTGGTTCAGACATTACAGTAACATCGAACACCACCTTCGAAATCTCCATGACGCCGTTGACGGGAGATTCACTCACGGTGATTTATTCACCAATCATAAAACAATAATAAGGAGCTTATAAATGGCTATACAAATTAGAGGAAATCAGGTATTAAATAATACCATTGGACCTGCTCAAATTGATGAGACCGCAACATATGACTTTTCGTCAGGTGTCGTATCCGTCGCAACCCCTTCTGCTGGAGCACACGCTGCTACTAAAGCATACGTTGATTCAAAAGTACCAGATGAATTTTCTGGTGGTAATGGTATCGTTATTACTGATGCTGACCCGGATGTAATTGCTGTTGATTTAGCAACCAATCCAGGTATGCAATTCAGTTCCAACAAACTTGACTTGAAAATTAAGTCTGAGTCTGGTGGTTCAATCACTAAAGATGCTGATGGTATCTACATTGCTAACGGTGCAATCGGTAATGCTAAACTTGCTAGTTCAACTATCTCTGGAAAAGCGTTGGGTGCAAACCTTGATGCTCTTGCTGCTGGACAAGGACTTGCAATCGGTAGCCCTTACAACGGTTCTGCTGGCCAAACATTAGATGTAAATCTTGATGGGGCAACTCTTGCTAAAGGCGCTTCTGGATTGAAGGTTGCTGATACTGGAATTGGTGCTGGACAACTTGCTACTAATGCTGTCGTTGAAGATAAAATCAACAATGGTGCTGTATCAAATACTAAGTTGGCTGATGCTTCTGTATCTGCTGCTAAAGTATCGTTCGCTACTAAAGTTGATGCGCTGTCTCCAAACGGTTCATTGACTGCATTTGACTTGACTTCAACTGTTCCATCTCAGTTTGCCCAAATCATGTTGTTCCGTAACGGAATGGCTATTGAGCAAGTTGCTTCAAGCCCTAGTGGTTTGGACCAATTCTCCTTGTCTTTGACAGGCGGAACTGGTGGAAAGTCTGCTGTTACTTTTGGTGCTGCTATTCCTTCCGGCGAATCACTTCGCGTGTTCTACATCGCATAATCCCTCTGAGTGGGTGGGCTTCGGCTCATCCGCTCTTTATTTAAAGGAGTTATAAGATGGAAGAATTGTTTTCAAATACCAGTTTGATTATGGCTCTTGGTCCAGCAACTGGCGTGTTCTTCCTTAGTATATATTTCATGAGATTGTTTGTAGGGTTTCAGCGAGACATTATATTACAGTTGATAGATGAAATGAAGGAAGATAGAAAGTTACAAGAGAAAGAGTTAGAGTCATTTAAAGATGCTGTTGTCAAAATTGATAGCAGATTACATTACATAGAAAAAGTTTTAGATAATAAGTAGGAGGTCTCATGTCAGACAAAACACCAGAACAACTAGTCGTAGCCCACGCACCATCAGTTATAAAACTAATATGGAAACTAATTAGGTTTTCAAAAGATGGATATGATGAGGCAGAAAAGAAAGAGTTAGGTGAAGACTTACTAGCGATGGCTTACTACGTTTTAGAAGACGTCATCCATAAAGAAAAATAAAGTCTTGCTTTGAGACTTCCGGCGAGCATCAATCTGATTGGTGTTCGTTTTCTTTTCTATAAAAAAAAGAGCAGGGGCCAAACAAAACCCCTGCTCAAAACAAACTAATTTCAAGGAGAACATACCTTTAATAAAGAATTACTTATTCAAGGTTGTCATATATAACTATACCCTTACTAGAGTTTTTGTAAAACTATTTTCATTTATTTTCAATTGATGTCCAATCTTTTCTGATAGATGTAATGTATGGATTGATTCTATCCTCTATCCTTGAACAATCCCAACGTAACGGGTCTGTATCTTCAATGTGTAGTTGCTCGTGTAGTGTGCTAGCTTGCCAGACTTTTAGGAACTTCATATTCTTATATGAATCTAAGTCTCCTTGCTTGACGTCTTTGTAATGCCAAGCAAACTCTCCTTCAGCACAACAGTATCTTAGTTTGCTAGCGTTATAGAGATGAAGCCACTCACCGTGATTGACAACCATTATGTTTATCATAGTATCAGTTACCCAACCTGATTTCTTATTAGTAGTTTGGTTTGAGTATTCAATCATTGGTAATCTATACCAGTCATTATATGATTTGATTTCGCCATAACCTATTTGACATTTGAAGTCAGGCATATCTTTACCACCCCAACTCTCTACTTTCCAGTGTGGTATCCGCTTGTTGAGTTCGTTACATACAAACTGTTCCATACTCGTGCCATATTTGACATCGTCTTTCCATTGTCCCACATCTATTCTCCCGATTCTTCAGTTGCTTCAACACAAACTGTAATATTAGTAATTGTTTCTAGTGATGTTAGTCCTGTTACAGTATCAGGTTCAGACTCGAATAATCTAATGTCCGGTGTCTCATCCCAGAAGTAACGCTTGTTAGTGTCTCCATCAACGACTGTGATAAGGTTGAACTCTTCATCGATAGATACTACGTGTGTGTTGTAACAACCTGCAGATGTCTCAATGATAACGTTACAACCTACGTCTATTGTTACGACTTCATTCTTCTTGTCTAAGTCTTGCATCAAGTCTTCAAATGATTGTTGATAGATAGATGAAGATATCTTTGGTAGTTTCAATACCATTTTCTTTGTTTTTTTAGTCATGTTTTATTTTCTCCTATATGTATAAGTATTATACTAAACATTATTTATTTGTAATTATTATTTTTATTTTTAATCTTTCATATATTGCTTCTTCAAACATAGCAATATCAATGTGTGTTTCAGTCATCCAACCATCATACATTAGTAGCTTCCAGTTAGGGTCAAGTTCGCGACAGATATCTAACATCAACGCTTCATATCGAGACAAAGCATAGAATAGTTTAGACGCATCTTTACCTGACTCAGCTAGATAACGTTGATGATAATCTCTCAGTGTGTTTAGAGTTTTGCTACCAGTTCCAGACTTTGAACCATAGAGTATAGAGTTTCGGCGAGACTTCATTATCCCGTAATCATTCCCACTCTCTTCACATACTTTCTGCATGAACGCATCTGAATCTAACAACATTAGTTCTAGAAAATCTCTGTATTCTTTATCGATGTTGAATGTCTGTATGAAGATAGACCAATGACAGTTCTTGAAATCGTAGTCATGCCAATGAGGTATCAATAACTTTCTATCAACTCGCGACACATACTGAATAGACATAGAGTTAGTATATAAACGATAAGGTCGTGGCGAATAGTAGTCAGTAGAGACACCATCATTCTGTATTACCATCGAAGCCCAGTCTTTACCATTCATACCTAACTGTGGAAGAAGTCTTGTTAGTCGCTTGATGTTATGTTCAGTCTCTCTTGAGGTAGTATAGTTATCAGGAGGAGTTGATGTAAGAAACTGAGTGCGAGCAAAGTCTTCAAACTCTGGTGTCCATTTCAGAATCCATTTACAAGACTCTCCCATTTTATAAGAGTCAGAGTCTGACAAAACAAATATGTCTTTGTATTTGAAGTAATGATGACAAGCCTTCTTCAACTCTTTGACTGGCGCGTATGCGAACGCCTCACACCGTCTTCTACGCCATTTGCGATAAACTTCGAGATAACATACGACCAACGCTTCCTTACCCTTAGAATACCTGCCCATCCTCTTTGTAATCCAGTCTTTGATGTTCATGCTATAACCTCTATCTCTCTATCTTTCCAGTCGAAAGCAAAGTCTTTGTCTGGATTTATTTCAATCGTCCATTTAGAAGGATTAGCTTGATAAGAATTGTGATGGAAAAAGATAGATGTCTCCATTAGTTTCGCGCCGAACAGAACAACGACATCATATGCAGAACGTTCGCGAGTAATTCCATGGAGAGTTGTGTTTGCTTTCTCTAATATTCTATGCTCAGACACAGAGATAACGACACCAGTATAATAATTATTCTTAGTGTATCGGATGAGAGAACCGGCTTGTATTGTTTGTAATTGAAATGACATTGTATTCTCCTATAGATTGTGTGTGCTGAGGTATATATTATCTAGAATATAACCTTTTGATTGATGGAATGACTGATAGTAATTATGTAGAACTTGGTGTGCTATCTTGCTATTATAATGCTCGTTCCAAAATGCAGAGTATTGCGGTGAGTTCTGAACAATACATATTCTAATCCATTCAGCCATATCTATATCAATGTCCATTGGTAATCCAGCCTGCTCGCAGACGATTTCATATACGCCGCCATCTTCTGCTTCTCGTGCTAATATTCCCGTTATTGTATTCCATTCTAATTCTATATTGAGTGAGTTCATTTTATTATCCTTGCTTGTTTGTTTATTTGTCTGTTTGTCTTAGTCGCATATTTACTTTTGGACTGCAGTCTATGATTTCTTGGTCTATGTTTATATGAATACAAGATAAGATTTCTTGCTGATATATATTCTCATAGTATTCGTGCAGTAATTCTTCTGCTATGTCTTCATCAAAGTCTTTTCCCCAAAACGCTGTGAGTTCAGGTCTGTTCAATGAAATACATATCATTACCCATTTGCCTATATCTATTTCAAAATCAACAGGCAGTCCAATCTTATCACAGTAATCCCAGTATAATTCAGAATCAAAGTTTGGTTCGAACTCTAGATTCCGGAAGTCTATATCCCATTGCAGTCCAATCTTTATTGTAGTCATTTGTTCTCTCTTGTTTGTATCATCTTATTAGTGGTGAAGTTATCATTGTTTGTTTGTTTATTATAAGTATATTATACTCTGCCTATCATCATTGTAAAACATTATTAGTGGTAAAGTTAGATAAAGTTTATGCTTATTATGTGTGTGTTTGCTATATATAAGTATGCTGTAAGGATAGAAAGTTCAAATATATTTGCGCTTATTGTCATAATAATTGCGGTGATATCGTGCGTAAAGTCCTATCTATTCAGTGTAATGAGGTCTGAGGGAGGGTCTATTGGTTGTTAGGTCTATAAAAAAACATAGGGTTAGAGGATAACTAAATAACGAAGAGCAATAGAACTCGCGTAAAGTCCTAGTAAAACTAATCCTCTGCCCTCTATTCTAACTAAGTATTATTATATACTTCCCTATAGTGGTAAAGTTACGGTTATAATCCATCCTCACGAGTCCTCACGACGTATTGGTGTAGAGCTTTGAGCATGCTTATCTCTCAGCTTACGGTGTTGGGTTGTAATGGGTAATGATGGTATGTCGTGTTGGTTCAGTCCATCAGGTCTTGCGTAAGTCCGGCAGTTCGCTAGCATAGTCTCTGTCCTATCTCGGTTATTAGTGGTGAAGTTGTATATGTTGTCTCACTCAAGACATAAATGTCTTACATAGATATTATACGGTGAGATATGCGATTGTTCAATTCTAATTCGACTCAGTCCGCGCGCGACAAAGATAAGAAGGATAAGACAGAATAAACTGCTACCCCTAACTTGCGCGACAAAGAAGAGAATGAATAGAGATAGAGACAATACCTACCACACGCATATACCTCAGTCCTCTCCCAGTTTAGTGTATGCCGTCAGTCCAACGTATAGGATGATACGACAGTTAGCATCAGTCCTCCGTTTGTAACGACGAGCAACACAGTAGCCTATCCCTTGTAAATGAAAAGAATAAGAGACAGAGGTCATACATCCTTCGCATCTTACCCTATACCCCGTGTGTTACCATAGGAAATGATTAGCAATGCGCTGAAGACACCGGTAGGGCCCATCCTTGACACTTCTAGTCTATAGGGTATAGTAGAGTGGAAACCCTCGTAAAAATAAAACGAAAATAAATAAAAATAAATTAACAAAAAGAAAACTTGGAGTATAGTTATAGATATAAAGCAAACCTAAATGGAGACTAGCAATGAATGCTGGAGAGAAGATTAACTACTGTTTGAGAAATCCTATTCGTGCTTTTGATGTTACTACAAATGGACTACGTTGGGAACTGTTTCCTGGTTGGGTTTGTGGTATGGATATATTCATTGATGACATTCTCTATGATGATTGTAACTGGGAACAGATTGTAGATTCGCTGGGTTTGTATGATGAAGAAAGTGAAGAGTTTATTGAGTACGCAGACTGTACGCCAGAGCAGTGGTATAGCATCTATGATTTATTTATTCAGCATATGCATTATTGGTTTGAAGTATGGGAAGAGCAAGATGATGAAGAAGACCATAACACATACTTAGGCGTATTAGATTCTACAATGAAACAACACTTCCTTCAGAACCTAGCAGAATACAGGAGAGTTAGATGTTTGTAATTGAAATTGATGGGTATAAAAAAATACCTTCCAAAAAAAATAATATGAAGTTTAATACTAAGACACGCCGTATGTATAAGACAGCAGATGTAAAAGACTTTGAAATATATTTATCTCAGTTAGCTTGGGAAGCAAGACAAGCGTGGGAAGTAGAGCATATGCAAGACTGGCCAACTGATAGACAATACTATTTAAAGGTAGAGTGTATATGGGGCGATAAGAGAGTACGTGACTTACAGAACGTGTTTGCATCCGTATGTGATTCAATGAACGGCATACTGTACGATGATGACTGTCAGGTACGGCGTATCGCAGCACAGAAGCATTATGAGAAAGGTACATGGGCATTTAATTTAAGGTTGGAAGTAGAATGAGTTTAATAGCAGCAAATAAAGAATTGAAAAGATTGCGAAGTGTAGGTTGGAAACCAGGAATGAACAAGATACCTTTCTCAGTCAATTGTTTAAATACAGAGTTCGACCGTTCTCTCGAGCAAATAGCAGAGATAGTTTATCATGAAGGACTAACCAAAACACTTTATCAGAAAGCAGCAATCTGTAATATCATACGTAAGTGTATGACTAATCTGAGGAGTATTGACTTTGAAAGGTAAAATTAAAACACAGAAACAACTAGACCGTAGATGGAATCGTAAGCACTGGACAACTGGCAAAGCAGGTTTGTTCGAATGGATTGCTCATAAGCGAGGTATGGTATATGACCCAACTGATGAGATGAATAGAAAGATTGATGGAGAGCCAGAAGAAGAAAAAAGGGACTTTATGGGGGAGATACATCAATGTCTTCATCTATTACCAGACGATGAACAAAAAATTATTTGGTGGTATTTTATGGAAGGTTGGACTCTTCAGCAATGTGCAGATGAACTTGGTGTAGTAGTAAGCACTGTATATAAGAAAAAGGGCCTAGCAATTAAAAGATTAAAAAAAATTCTAGGAGTAGAAAAATGAGTAGTAATACAGGTTATAAGCAGAGACTAAAGAAGTGTATCAATGATGGAGACTTCGAAGGTATTGTTAAAAACATAATGTTGATGGCAGTTAAGAATAACGAGATTGAAGACTGGAAAGCATCTCCGCGTACATTCATGGAACTCTTACAGGTTTTATCTAAGTATAGAGCAGAGTTTGGAAATGAAGATATGTCTGAAATACTTAAACTAGTTAGCAACAAAGAAGATTAATCCATAAGGAGTAATACATTGACTAAACTAGCAGTCATGCAAAAGATAGCAGAAGACCCAAGAATCTTCTTTAAGTTTTTAAAAGTGTTTGATAAAGAGAAGGGCAAACTGTTACCCTTTAAACTTAATCGAGAGCAAGATGAGTTATTGGATGCGCTGATGACTCATAACCGTATCGTAGTATGTAAGGCACGTCAGATAGGTTGTAGTACATTAATCCGTGCCTATTTTCTATGGAAACAATATGTCGAACAAGAACCTACAAGACACGCAATTATTTCTTACACAAGAGATTCAGCCGACCACTTACACTCAATGGACAAATCATTCTATCTATGTTTGCCAAAGCCACTGCAAAGGAAGTTGTCCAAATCCACTCAGCGAACCCTTAAGTTTTCCGATACTAAAGCAGAACTTAGAGCATTCACAGGTGGTGGAAAAGCAGGTGCGACTCGTTCATTTACTTTTTCATCGGCCCACATTAGTGAGTTTGCATTCTTCGACGACCAAGACGACTTACTAGCGAACACAATCGCGTCTTGTGGTAACGGACAGATTATCATCGAAACAACACCCGATGGGCCTGGAGATAAGTATCACAGACTATGTATGGATGCTCCAAACAACGGCTGGCATCTATGTTTCTTTCCTTGGTATGAACACTCAGTATATAAGTTAAAGTCTCAGTTTCATCAATCTAGCGTACCTGATATGGATGAGTCTGAACTTGGTATGCTTAAAGAATTAAATCTTTCTAAAGCACAGTTATATTGGCGTCGTACTCAGATACAGTCAATGGGTTTAGAGAAGTTTCGAAGAGAGTTTCCTACTTCAGTAGCAGAAGCATTTGCATCTTCATCTCCTTTATTCTTCCCTATTGATATTGTAGATGGTTGTGAAGTGTTACAGAGCGAAAGTGGTAGTGAATACTATTACTGTGATGTAGTTGATGGAGAGAAATATGTTATGGGTGTTGATGTAGCCCACGGTACTGGTAAAGATTACAGCGCCATCACAGTAGTATCCAGTACAACCTTGCAACCAGTCTATCATTATCGCTCTAATACAGTATTACCTCAGAACTTTGCAGATAAAATATGGGATATATACTGGACATTTTGTGAGCCATATACAATCGTTGAAGCAAATGGCCCGGGCTCTCTTGTTATATACAGACTTGAAGAGTTTGGTACCAGTAATTTATATAAAAATGAGAAGGAAAAGAATTGGCATACTAGAAAAGAAAATAAATTGGGTATCTATGACAACCTGCGTGAATTATTATGCGATGGTACAATATCGATACTAGAAGAAAAACTATGGTCAGAAATTCGAAACACACTTACAAACGAAGGTGGAGCGCCACACCATCCCAAAGGACAAAACGACGACTTATTGTTTTCGTTCGCTCTAGCATTATGGGGTGCGAAGTTACGCCCGGCACCATCCATCTACGGAGTACGCTTAGCGCTTATGGAAGACTTTATTAACAAAACAAAAGCGAGACGTATTCGTTCGAACGGTCCGTTACCATTTAGGAGAAGAGGTCAATGAGTTATAGGATTAGACCAGCAACAATCAAAACGATACTAGAGACACATGATGCGTATTGGCAGGATAAGAAAAGAGAATTATTCCAATACAAGTCTGCGTATGATACTGACTTTTGGGACAAAGAAAGAATCAACAACGATTCACAAATAACAATACAGACTTCAGACGGTTATGGCTACATTGAGTCATACATTGCTTCACTATTCAGTCGCAATCCTGGTGTCATTATTAAAAGAGGATTAAGAGGTAGAGGTAACCCTCGTAAAGCACAAGCACTAGCAAATGATTTTCTAGTTGGTAATAGAGAGCAACTTGAAGATGCTTCTCGCTTAGCACTTATATATCCTTGCTCGTTTATGAAACTAATTCCTGTTAATTCACCGGATGTTTATAAAAGAGTAGATTTAACTTCGATTAACTGTTGGGATGTTATCCTAGATAGAGACGTTAAACACCACAAGGATATGAGATTCATTGGTCATCGTTACTATCTACCAGTTCATGAAGCAAAACAAAAGTTTGGTAACAAGCAATATGAGGCTGTTCAGAGAGAAAACTACTTTGACCAGTATAATGCTTATGACTCAGGTGGTACAAATGCTGGTTATGAACAAGAAGAGATGTTTAGATATATAGAGATAGTAGAGTTTTATGATTTAGTAGCAGATAGAATTATATTCTGGTCGCCTCAGTATTCCGGAGGTGATAAGTTTTTGTTTGAAGAGATAATTCCTTTTCGTAATGCTACTGGTGAAGCCATAGTACCTATCGTACCTCTCTACTTTAATCGCAAACCTGATGTACCTTTGGAAGGTTATTCATCAATGAAGAGAATATACGACCAACTGTATGAAACAAACTTAATACGTACATTTCAGGCTAATGCTGTTCGTAAAGCATCTAGACAATATATAGTTAAGAGAGGTACATTCGATGAAGAGTCAATGGCTCAAGTCACGAGTGGTATCGATGGTTTGTTTATTGAAGTCGATGATGACGATTTGGCTGGAGCAATCAGAGCAATGCCACAGAATCCGACTCCTCCAGAACTTCAAGTATATTATGACCAAGTCCAAAGAGATAAAGACAAAGGAAGTATCCTTGCTCCTTTCACTAGGGGAGAATCATCTCGCTCTTCAGCAACTGAGATTGCTGCTCTTGCTGCTTATTCTTCTTCAGAGATTGGAAGACTTGCTAGAGAAAGAGATTCAACAATTGAAAGAATTGCCGATGTCTATATTGATATGTTGGTTATGTATCTAGATGAAGAGGATATCACAGACACAATCGTAATTGATAATGAAGTAGTAACTGTAACGAAAGAAGATTTAATTGAAAACTGGGTTATCTTTGCACAAGACCAAGCAATGACTCCTCTCAGCGAATCAGTTCGTAAGCGTGAGTTTATACAGTCTATACCTACACTACAAGCGCTTGGCGTGCCTGGAAGTACTCTATTAACTGAATTAGTTAGGTCACTAGGATTACCTGAGTCTTTCGTTGAAGATGCTAACCAAGCCAAAGAGCAAGAACAAAGAGCCGTATCAGCAGCGAAAGCAACTGCTTCTGGTTCAGCAATACAACCTGACGCCGTTGAGGCACAACAATTAACACAGCCGATTGGACCTAATAACCTCCAGTCAATATTACCTTCTTAAGGAGAACTACAATGGAAGAAAAAGATATGCCAATGAACCAGATGGATATGGAAGCACTTCAGGATACTGCGATGCTAGAAAACCAAATGCTGGAAGAGGCAGAATTACTAGATATACAAGAAGAAGAAGAAATGCAAGTAACAGGAGAGTACTCAGAACGTATGCTGAATAAAACAGTCGATGCGCTTAATCAAGTACTTAAAATATTTAGAGCACCTGAATATCCTAAGTTCGAAAGTGGAAGTGAAATACTACCACCGGAGTTCGTTAAACAACTTACTATGGTTTCAATTGCAGCAGAAGATGCTATGATTGATGATAAATTGTTTGACCCAATTGCACGAACCGATGATGACTTGAAAATGATGGCAGGTAAATTAAATGCGCTAGCAATGGACAAAGCATTTAAAGCCTTCTTAAACAAGCCTCAAGGTATGGGAGATTATCAAGAAGAGATGTCTGTACCAGTAACAGAGATGAGTGGTGGAGATACCAACGTCTCATCAACTAACCCCGTCAGCGAGTCTGACACCAATGCGTTATTTATGGCGCGAATGTAGGAGATTAAACAATGAGTGAAACAATCAGCAACCCAAGCGCAGAAGTAGTAGTGGAAACCGGTGGGACTGACGTTGTAACAGAACAAGTCGTAGATGTTAATAAGACAGTTAAAAAGTCTTATCAAGGTCGAGATAGAGTTGCTGAAGCGTTGGACCAAGTAAAGAATGGCCCACATGTAACTCCAGAGACTATGACTGTTGAGACTCTCAGCGAAATAGATGGACTAGACGAAGGTGGTCATAAAGGAATAGATTATAATAGAGTAGTCAAAGAACTTCCTGAAGATGCGCAAAAGTTATTGTCAAATCTTAGAGCAGACTATACACGCAAAACACAAGAGTTAAGTAAAGAGCGAAAGCAACTTGAGTCAGTTCGAAAGAGTATGGCTGAGAATGATGCGTTCAATACTAAGATTAGTGAGGCGGCGAATGCGGATACAGTTGAACTAGACCCGTATGATACCTCATCTTTTGAAAAGAGAATCGAACAAGAGGTCGCTAGACGTCTCCAAGATATGATGCAGCCTGTACAAGAGGAACAGTTTCAAATGCGTAAGCGTGCAGAACTAACTCAGTTTAAAACAGAGCATCCTGACTTGATGGATTACAAAGAACCAATTGCAGCGTTACTTAAAACTAACGAAAGTATTTCTCTTGAAGATGCTTATTTTATTGTCAAAGGTAAATCATCAGTTGCGGAAAACTCTAAACTCAAACAAGAGTTAAGTGCTAGACAAGACAGAATGAGAGCAGTTGGACTTAAACTTAGTAACGGTAGTGTTCGTGATGTACAGAAAATACCTGCACACTTGAAAAAAGGTCATGAGATTTATAGTTGGTTAAAGAATAATAAATCAAAATGAAAAAAATTGGTATAGTATAGAGCCCCTTTTCGCGCATCTGGAAAGGACAAGCTGACTGGGACCCTATACTAGGACAATCCATTCAGATGTAAAAAATTAAATCCACCAATGATGGTGGTAACCCTAACAAAAATAATATATTTATTCGGAGAATAAAAATGGCTATCAGTAACGATGTTCTATCTTCTACACTCCGTATTCTTTTAGACGAGGAAATTGACCAGTTGTATCAGGCAACTCCTCTTTTAGACAAGATGCGCGAACGTGGCGGAGTAGAAACTTATGATGGAGGACAAAAACTTGATGTACCTCTCATCCTCGAGGAACATTCCTCAATAACACAATTGGACTCAGGATACGAGCCCGTCAATTTAGCAGTTAAAGACGCTTTGCGTGTTGCTTCATTTGAATGGTGCGACTTTGTTGCTCCTATTGTAATCACTAAATCAGAAGAACTTTCGAACAAAGGCGAACGAGCAATCATCGACATCGCTGAAGCACGAATGAAATCAGTCATGGGCGCTCTTAAACGAGAAGTTGAAAAGCAAATCTTGACTAACTCATCTTCAGTTCTGACTAACTTGAATACATTTAATGGTCTTTCAGCAGCAGATGGTGG